AGATGTTTCAACACAGAATCAAGGAAACTCATTAACAGCATTCAACAACAATGGTTTCACGTTAGGTGGCGGTTATTTAGGAACTAATGGAAACGGGTACAAATACGTCTCATGGACATTCCGTAAGCAACCTAAGTTTTTTGATGTTGTGACGTATACGGGTAATGGAACTGCTGGCAGAACCGTGGCTCACAGTCTTGGCTCTGTACCAGGCTGCATAATTATTAAGAAAACAAGTGGAGTTGAAAGTTGGGCTGTGTATCACCGCAGTTTGGGGACAGCGCAAGCTCTGCGTTTAAACCTTACTAATGCGGCAAGTTCGCCTTACTGGAACGGAACATCTCCTACTAGCACGGTATTTACAGTCGACAATAGCGGAGAGGTAAACGACAACGGAGCAACTTATGTAGCCTACCTATTCGCCCATGACGCAGGAGGCTTTGGCCTGACGGGCACGGACAACGTGATTAGCTGTGGGACGTATACAGGAGCCGGGGCAAACTTAAACATAAATTTGGGCTATGAGCCACAGTGGGTAATGATTAAAAGCACTACTAATGCAGTGAATTGGGTAATGTTTGACACGATGCGTGGGTTGCCTACAAGCGGAGATGGAAAAGACCTACGCCCTAATTTGACTGATTCGGAAGGTGATAATTCCGCTCTAAGTATAACTAGCACGGGTTTTCTAGCACGAACCGGTATAGATGGGCAAGTAAACGCAAACGGATATTCTTATATCTACATAGCCATACGCCGTGGCCCAATGGCTGTGCCTACTACGGGTACGAGTGTGTTCAGTCCTAACTCCCAAACCGCTAGCACTGGAACAGCAATAACAACAAATTTCCCACCTGATTTACAGCTATACCGAAGCACCTCGCAAGTAGCTAATGAGGGAGTCGTTGTAGACAGGTTGCGCGGCGTTAATACAACTACTACGGCAAATTCAACGCCTTGGTTAGATACGACTACAACAGCCGCAGAAGCTACAGCTTCAAGCGTGACTAGAAATTGGGGTAATACAGGATTTCAAATGCCCGGTTTTGTGGCTACTGTTCCTAGTGTGTTTTTGAGCTTTAGACGCGCCCCATCATTCTTTGATGAGGTTTGCTATACAGGGACGGGTTCTTCTCAAAACATCTCGCATAACTTGGCGGCAGTGCCTGAGTTGCTAATCATTAAAAGGCGAAACAGTACAGGTAATTGGGAGGCCGCCGTTCCCTCAACAACTGCTGGTTCTTTCTTTGTTGGTACAAGTGGAGCGCCAATTTCATTGAACACAACTAATGGTAACGGCGGTCAATCTGCTTACGCTTGGGCATCTAATACAGGAACAACAACTTATTTTAATCCGAGCGGTGTTTTTTGGAACGGAAATGCTTCAGGTGGCACTTATGTTGCCTACCTATTTGCAACCTGTGCTGGTGTTTCCAAAGTAGGAACCTATACAGGAACAGGCGCGGCGCAAACCATTAACTGCGGATTTACAGCGGGCAGTCGTTTCGTTCTAATCAAGCGCACAGACAGTACTGGCGACTGGTATGTTTGGGACTCTGCTCGTGGAATTATTCCATCCAACGATCCTTACCTCTTGCTTAACAGCACAGCGGCTCAAGTGACTGGCACGGATTACGTGGATACTACAAACGTAGGTTTTGACATCACCAGCACTGCACCAGCCGCTATTAATGCCAATGGTGGCACATTCATCTTTCTCGCAATCGCTTAAAGGAGCAAATCATGGAAATTCGTATGCGCAACACTGGTCAATTGATGACCTCACAGGAATTCAACCGAGTTGTCTGTTCACTGCCAATCACAGAGGAAGTGTTAAACCAACACAATGCTGATATTGTTTTTGAAGGCCCACAAGCTACAGGGGGAACACGCTATCAGTTCTCTGTGCGTGACGGCGTGACCAACATTGACGGCAAGTGGTACACCTTTTACAAATTAGGCCCAGTTTTCACAGACCGTGAAGCCACAGAAACCGAGCCAGCAATGACTGCGGCTGAACAGGAAGCTGCGTATCAGGCGATGAGAGACGCAGAGCAGGCTAAATCTGTACGCAGCTCACGTACTCAAATGCTCAAAGACAGCGACTGGACACAGATCGCCGATAGCACCGCTGATAAAACAGCATGGGCTACTTACCGTACTGCCTTGCGTGATGTGCCTACACAAGCTGGTTTTCCTTGGACTATTGACTGGCCTGTCGCACCATAGGGGCTGTAAATTGACCCGCTCAGCATCCTCTTTGCAGCTAACGCTTGCGTTGCCGCAATTAAGCAAGGGTGCAAACTCTATAAAGACGCTAAAACGTCTTTCATGGAGATCAAAAAGACTGTTGATGAGGTTGCTTCAGATGTCAAGGCAGTCAGAGGATTCTGGGCAAAGCTCTTCGGGGCAGCGCCCACCTCAAGCCCCAAGCCTGTGGCGAAAAAGAAGGAAGCCTACGTTGCCGTTGACGAAACCCAAGTCATGGCAGACATCGTTACTCAGCTTTCGACGTTCTTTAAGTTGCAGGAACAGCTTGCTGAGCACATAAGGGAAGAGGAAGAGAAGAGCAAAAACGTCTACGACCCCGACGCTAACCTGATGGAAGCCGCCCTGAAGCGGGTAATGGCTCAAGACCAGATGGCGCTGTTGGAGACGGAGATAAGAGAGGCGATGGTGTACGGTGCTCCTAAAGAGATGGGTGCTTTGTATAGCAAAGTTTTTGAAATGCGAGATGTCATCAAGGTAGAGCAGGACAAGGCAAGGAAGAAACGGGATGATGAGTCATGGCAACGCAAAGAGGAGGAGCGGCTCCTAAGAGAAAGGCAAGCGTATCTGCTGGCGACTATCCTATTCCTCCTATATATGTGGTTGCTCCTCGGCCTTTTGAGCAGGATTGGGAGATAGTGATGGGTTGGATCGCCGCTTGCGTGCTTGTGGGTATGCTTCTACCCTTATTGGGTATGTTGTATTTGGATGTACTAGAAACAAAGCACGAGGCCAAACAGCAAATTGAAAAGATGGAAAAACTTAGGCGGCAAGTTGAACAAAAAGAACGTGAGGAAAAATAATGGATTGGCTTAAACAAATCGCACCCACAATTGCAACGGCATTTGGTGGGCCATTAGCGGGCTTGGCGGTTGACGCAATCAGTAAGGCTATTGGCATAGACCCCAAAGACGTTAATAAAACAATTGCAGATGGTAAGTTATCTGCTGACCAGATCCTCGCTATTAAGCAGGCTGAAATTGCTATGGCAGCAAGGGCGCAAGAGTTAGGCTTAGACTTTGAAACGATTGCTGTAGATGACCGCAAATCAGCGCGGGAAATGCAAAGCAGAACTCTATCGTGGATACCTGGCCTAATGGCCATTACGGTCACTATTGGTTTTTTTGGGATTCTAATTGGCTTAATGACCGAACACTTTAGAACATCTGATGCTTTAATGCTTATGCTAGGTTCGCTTGGCACTGCTTGGACTGGCATTATTGCTTTTTACTTCGGTTCTTCTGCCGGTAGTCAGCGTAAAGATGAGTTATTGCATAAATCCGCGCCAGTTAAATAAATTTTTAAAATTCATTCGCTTGTCATTAATTTAGTTTAATTTCAGGCAACTTCACTGGAGTTGCCATGGGCAAAACTGTTTACAACGATCAAGAGTTTATTGAACTTTGGAAGACGCATGAATCTGCCAGTGCATTTGCCAAAGCCGTTGGCATGGATATTCGTAATATCATCAGGCGCAAAAACAACTTAGAGGCTAGATACGGCGAGCCACTAAAGTCAAAAAAAAGTAATCATCAAACCATTAAAGAAAATTCAGTTCGCAAATTATTGGGGATTGAGAATGGGACTGTTATCGTTTTTAGCGATGCTCACTTTTGGCCTGGCATCCATACAACGGCGTATAAAGGGCTCCTCTGGGCGATTAAAGAGTTTCAGCCAAAGGCTGTCATTGCTAATGGAGACATATTTGACGGCGCTTCTATCAGCAGGTATCCTAGGCATGGTTTTGACTCGACACCATCGGTAATACAAGAACTAAAAGCCTGTGAACTGGCAATGGGTGAGATTGAAGAAGCTGCCAAGAAAGCAAGACACAATGTAAATCTAGTGTGGACATTGGGTAATCATGATGCAAGGTTTGAGAACCGCTTAGCTGCCAACGCACCCCAGTATGAGCAAGTCAAGGGGTTTTCTCTGAAAGACCATTTCCCTGCTTGGCATCCTTGCTGGTCTTGTTGGCCTACCGAGGAAGTGGTGGTCAAACACCGTTGGAAGGGGGGCCTGCATGCTACTCACAATAACACGGTCGGTGCGGGGGTCTCAATTTGTACGGGGCATCTTCATAGTCTCAAGGTGACCCCCTACGCAGATTATTCAGGAAATCGTTTTGGGGTAGACACCGGAACACTGGCAGAGACTGATGGGCCTCAGTTTATAAACTATCTAGAGGACTCTCCAACCAACTGGCGCAGTGGCTTTGCTGTGCTAACGTTTTATGAGGGCAAGCTGTTGTGGCCTGAGTTGGTTCACAAGTGGGCTGATGGCAAAATAGAATTTAGGGGCAAAGTTTATGACGTATGACTTAGTTGCTTATCTCAGATCTGAAATAAAAGAACTGCATAACATTCTGCATGAAACGCAGGTTGCTTTGGCTCAAGCAAACGACAGGCTCAGTCGGCACTCTGAGCCCTTAAGCGAAGAGCGCGTTTACACGCTGTATAAGCGCAGTTTGGACTGGCGGCAGTTAGCTACAGACGTAGAGGCGGAACACGGCATTGAATAAAAAAGGGGAGTCCTAAGACTCCCCTAAAGACAACTGCATAAAAATTATGCCACACGTTTCCAAACTAAGCCGTCTTCGTCTTCTACGATCTCTCCGATTTCGTATTCGTCGGATTCTTCGTCTTCGTCGATTTCGTCTTCTTCATCTTCTTCGTCGCACTGATACTCGTAGTCTTCGGTAACGTCATAGTCAACAGACCAGTCGTGCATTTGCTGAAACTCAATGAATTCTTGAATGATTGCAATCTTGTTGAAATCATCTGTCTCAATAACCACTGTGTCTGAACCGAATTCCCAGTCTGCAATGTTAATCTCAATTTTGAACATAATATTCCCCTTGGTTGTGGCATGATTGCCAAGTAAAATGCTAGCTGTAATTTGTGACAGCTTCCACCAGCAGTCGATTGATTTTTACTACAAAAGGTTGAAGAAATGAACTTATCAGCCAATTTTTCTTTGAAAGAGATGACAAGATCGGATACCGCTACCCGTCTTGGTATTGATAACACGCCAGATGATGAAGCCATTGACAATCTGAAGACTTTGTGTGAAAAGGTACTCCAGCCCATTCGTGACCACTTTAGCAAGTCTGTCACTGTGACCTCGGGTTTTCGCTCTTCAGAGACAAATCAGGCTACAGGCGGCTCGAAGTCCTCAGACCATGTGAAAGGCCAAGCAGCCGATATTGAGATATCCGGCGTACCTAACGCAGAGCTTGCGCAATGGATCATGGATAACTTAGAATACACACAGCTCATTCTTGAGTTTTATACTCCCGGCGTACCTGATAGTGGCTGGGTGCATGTGTCTTATGACCCTAGCAATCTAAAGAAACAGGAGTTGACCGCCATGAAAGTTGCTGGTAAAACCCAATACGTTTCCGGTCTTGTAGCCTAAAAATGCCACTTTCCAAGATCCTATTTAAACCGGGTGTCAACAAAGAAAACACACGGTACACAACCGAAGGGGGTTGGTACGAAGTCGACAAGGTGCGCTTTCGCCAAGGCAGTCCGGAAGTTATTGGTGGCTGGCAACCTTTTTCTGCTGCTACGTTTCAAGGCGTATGCCGGTCTTTGTGGAACTGGGTAACGCTTGGCGGCAATAATCTAATTGGTGTTGGCACAAACCTCAAGTTCTATATCAGTCAAGGTGGTCTCTACTACGACATCACGCCTATCCGTGCAACTTCGACAATCAACAACAACCCGTTTGCCCTAACTGCATCAACGACAGTTACAGTAACGGACACAAACCACGGATGCGTAACGGGCGATTTTGTAACTTTTAACGGTGCTGTAGCTATTGGCGGGGGCGGTACAAACGTTACGGCTACGGTACTTAACCAACAGTTTCAAGTCACCGTATTGACGGCTGACACTTATACAATTGTAATTTCTGTAACGCCAAATGCCACGGCTATTGCTGGTTCTCCCGGTGGTGGCGCTTCTGTTGTAGCCACATATCAGGTCAACGTCGGCCCTGCCATTCCTACCCCACTTGTAGGTTGGGGCGCTGGTAGTTGGGGTCAGTCGGGGACAACATGGGGTAATGGCGGAACATCTACGTCAGCACTTCGTTTGTGGAATCAAGTTAACTACGGGCAAGATTTAGTGTATGGCCCACGTACCGGCGCTATCTACTATTGGAAAGCAAACGACACTGTTACTACCCGTGGCGTACTACTTAATTCTTTGGGCGGCACGGTATCTTTTACAAACGCTTCTCCTACAGTTGTTACTTCAACTATTCTTTATAACGAAGGTGCTGCGCTTCAATTCTCTGGCGGATCACTGCCAAGTGGCGTGACTGCGGCAACTACATACTATGTGTTTCAAGTTGATGGACTTACATTTAACTTAATAGATGGCACTGGCGCAGTAATCAATACATCTAGTTCAGGCACAGGCACGGTATCTTTAATCGTGGATGTGCCTACGATACAGAACAACATCACGGCGTCCGACACTTCGCGTTTCATAATTGCGTTTGGTTGTAACGATTACGGTTCAAACGTGCTAGACCCCATGTTAATTCGCTGGTCAGCGCAAGACGATATCTATAACTGGACACCGTCAATTACAAACCAAGCGGGTAGCATTCGTATATCTCATGGCTCAGAAATTGTAGGTATTGTGCAAACTCGTCAAGAGGTTGTGGTGTTTACCGACTCGGCTATATATTCACTTCAATATCTTGGCCCTCCTTACGTTTGGGTTCCGCAACTTCTTGGTGACAACATCTCTATCATGAGCCCTAACGCGGCTGTGATTGCTTCAGGCATTGTGTACTGGATGGGGGTAGATAAGTTTTATCAATACGATGGTCGCGTGCAAACGCTTAACTGCGACCTGCGCCGCCATGTGTTTGGTGACCTTAACCAAGAACAAGGCCTGCAAGTGTTTGCAGGTACGAGCGAAGGTTTTAATGAAGTCTGGTGGTTCTATTGCTCAGCTAATAGTTCTGCGGTGGATAGATACGTTATCTACAATTACCTTGAACATATCTGGTACTACGGTACTATGTCACGTACAGCGTGGTTGGATTCTGGTTTGCAGACTGTTCCTATTGCAGCAAACTACGTCCCTGCTACGCTCACGGGTAACTTGATAAACCATGAAACAGGTTTAAATGACAACACAACCGGCACCCCTGTTGCAATTGATGCTTACATTGGGTCGTCTGAGTTTGATATTGGTGATGGGCACAACTTTGGTTTTGTGTGGCGCGTCTTACCTGATTTAACTTTTGAGAATGCCGAAAACAGTCCTACTGGCGCAGTGCCGTCGGTGGCAATGACGTTGTATGGTTTGGCAAATTCAGGTTCTGGGGTTACAAGTACAGCTTCACAGCCTGTGGCTAAAGGCAGCACATACGTTATTACTGAAGAGTTTACAGGCCAGATATTCACGCGTATGCGTGGTCGCCAGATGATCTTTAGGATTAGCTCCAACCAAGTTAATACAACATGGCAATTAGGCGCACCTAGAATTGACATCCGTCCTGATGGCAGACGTTGATGACAACACAAAACAGGATCATTAACCCTGCCCCGCCCAGTTTACCTTTGGGTACGGATCAGTACGAGCGCCGGTATCAGGATCAGTTTACAAACATTTTGCGTTTGTACTTCAACCAATTACAGAATGCGCTTACTGAACTTACAGGTAACACGGGTGGTAGGTATTTGGCGTTCCCATACGGTGCGTTTTCAGATTTTACAGACCAGACAACCACAGTTAACACGGCGACCTTGATGGCGCTAAGCACGACAGATTTTTCAAATGGGGTATCGCTTAAAACAGGTTCAAAAATTACTGTGGAATACGCAGGTATATACAACTTGCAATTTAGTGTGCAGCTTCAAAATTTGGACAACGCCCCCCAAGACGTGTTTATTTGGCTGAAACAAAACGGAACAGATATTCTTGGCTCGACTGGTTTGGTCGGTATGCCCGCCAGAAAAAGTGCCGGAGTTCCTTTTCATGACATTAAGGGTTGGAACTATTTCCTAAACATGAACGCAGGCGATTACGTTCAAATTTACTGGTCAACCACGAATGTGGATGTGACGATCCAAACATACCCCGCTTCTGGCACGCCAACCAAGCCATCAACTGCCTCTGTCGTAGCCACACTTTCATTTGTGTCTGCGCTCTCAGCATGATATTATTAATTAGCCTTAACTAGAGCAAAACACATGGACATTGACGCTATCAGTGAAAATTCTAGATACAAGAAAATTCCACTTGACTATGTGGAGTTCAGCGAAGTTGACGACATCTGGATCCGGTCGTACACATTAGCAAAGGCAAATACTGTCATATCTCAGCATGTCCATGAACACGACCACGCTACCATTGTTTCACGTGGAACAGTTGAGGCTTGGCAAGATGGCAAGATTCTTGGACAATACACAGCACCTGCTGTAATCACCATTCCGGCTGGCAAAAAACATCATTTCATAGCATTGACTGATGACGTTGTGCTCTGCTGCCTACACAATCTTCGTGGGACAGGCCTAGAGTCGCCCAAAATTAAGGAGTAAATACTATGCCTATGATGCTCGCCGCATTTGCCGCCGCTGAAACCGTAGTCGCCGCTGAAGCCATTGCTGCCGCCGAAGCCATTGCTGCTGCTGAAGCCGCCGCCGCTGCTGAAGCTATTGCCGCCGCTGAAGCCGCTGCCGCTGCTGAAGCCGCCGCTGCCGCCGAAGCTGCCGCCGCTGCCGAAGCTGCCGCTTCTGCGCAAACAGGAATTATGGAAATCGGGGCTAATGCTACGCCCGCTGCTGAAGCCACTGCCGCCGGTCTTGAGACTGTTAAAGGGGTAGAAGGTATTAACGCGGCTCAGATGGCTCAGCAACAAGCACAGATTGCACAACAAGGACTTACGAATGTTCCTCTAAGTCAAGCAAATCCTGACCTGCTCAAAGCGGCAGCCGATGCGCAAACCCTAGCAGATACAGCCCCTATTATTGAGCAAACCGCCGGACTTAATACTAAAGGCACTATGCTTGAGAATACTTTTTTTGACAGATTTAATAATCCTTCTTCTGTATCAGATGAAATGTTGCGTTCTGGGTATACTCCTCCAGCGGCTCCTCTAGCGGCTCCTCCAGCGACTCCTCCAGCGGCTCCTCCAAGTCCATATGGCATAACCAGCGCTGGCCCAAACATTCCTAACCCTGCTTACAACCTTCCATCTCCTACTAATGTAGGGGGCACAAATATAAAACTGGGCGGCAGCAATTTACCTGCTGGCGGTGTTGATATGGGTGGCGCTGGTGGTATGTCTGGTTCTTTTCCGCCACCAGCAGCACCGACCGGAATAGAAGCGGGATTCAATAAAGCGCTTAAATACGTAAAAGAAAACCCATTCTCCGCCGCTTCTATGGGTATAAATGCAATGCAGTTTCTGGGCAAAAAAGAAGAAAAAGAAGAACCCGAGCAATATAGCGGCCCCTTATCCAAGTTTAAATTGTCGCCTAATTTTCAAGGCAGGTTTGCTAATCCCGAAGACTATCAATACACACCTAGGGTATACGCAGAGGGCGGTATTGCGTCATATAAAAGCGGCGGAGATCTAACTAAAGAATTAGAGTACTACGAAAAGATGATGCGGACTAAAGCTCCCGAAAAGGAACGCAGCGATGTCGGTATTGTTTTTGATACTGATCCCGATACTCGATCACTCGATGCCTTAACTGCCGCACAGGTTCGTATGGCAAAGGTCGCCAAACGCGCAAACATGCAACTCCCCGGTATGAAGCGGCCTACTCCTATGGGTCAAATTAATTTGGTTCCCGTGACCATGAAAGCGGAGGCTAACTCTCCTGATGTGACTGAAGCGGCACAAGGCGGCGTTATGAGTTTGGGTGGGTATGCTGCTGGTGGAAACCCTAGACTTTTAAAAGGCCCCGGTGATGGCATGTCGGACAACATTCCTGCCACAATTGCGGGTAAGCAGCCTGCTCGTCTAGCTGATGGAGAGTTTGTCATTCCAGCCGACGTGGTGTCTCACCTCGGTAACGGCTCAACAGAAGCTGGCGCAAAGAAACTCCACAAGATGATGAACGACGTACGTAAGGCACGCACGGGTAATTCAAAACAAGGTAAACAGATCAACCCTAACAAGTTCATACCCAAGTAATGCCTCTCTACCATATACCCCCTCATCAATTACCAGCGGTATGGGATAAAGCTGCGCCACTCTTACAAAAGAGTATTGATACTGAACCTGACTTTATAACCATTGAGCAGGTGGAGTACGCGTTGCGTGCTGGAAAGATGTTTCTTTTAGTTTGGGAAGAGCCAGAAGAAGGTATCACTGGTGCGGCGGTAGTTGAATTTATAGACTACCCTCGTTATCGTGTTGGTCATGGAACTTTGTTAGGTGGTAAAAGCGTCGTAAAGCCGCACGTGCTTCAAGAATTAGTAGCTTGGATGAAAGCTAACGGAGCTACGATAGCTCAATGCTGGTGTCGCGACGAATTAGTTCCCATGTATAAAAAGATGGGGATGGAAGAAACCCATCATGTAATGAGGATGAAGATATGAACATACTAGACTTAAAACGCAAATTGCTTCCTATGAGTGGCTATCAAATGGGTGGCGGCGGCAGTGGCGGCGGTGGGTCAACTACGTCTACAAGTTATCAAACAAACATCCCTGAGTATGCGAGGCCGTATGTTGAAAACATGCTTACGGCAACCCAGAAGCAGATTTTTAAACCCGGAAAAGCTGCAAATCCTCAATACGAAGAAGTCCCTATCTATGAAGAACGGGTCATGGGTAAATCGGGCCAAAAACAAAAAGTACAAGTTGGGACTGAACAAAGATTAATACCCGGCACAGATACTGCTACTGGCGATCTGGAGTCTTTCCAGCCATACAGAGCTTATGGCGGCACGTACGATGCAGAAGGAAATCAAATTTCCTACGACCCCAGCAAAGGTATTGCTGGTTTCCAACAAGCGCAGTTAGATGCGCAAAAAGCTATTACTGGTATGAAGACGCCCGGTCAATTTGGCGCTGCTAGTGATTTTGCTGCTCAAGCCGGTATGGGTGGTATGAGTTCTGCCCAAGATGCTATGGGTTACGGCGCACAAGGCCAACAATCGGGTTTGATGGGACAAGCTCTAGGTATACAGGGCGGTCAGTTAGGTATTACTGG